GATGTAATTGCTAAACCAGAAAGTATAGCTGTTTCGTTTGGTGCTTTTGCAGTTCCTTGACTTAAAGTTGCATCAAGGCCTGTTAGACCAATAGTCATGTCATTAACTGTTACAGATCCAATAGCAAATGTTGATGATACACCAGTCAAGCCAACTTGCATATCAACCACGGACACTGAGCCAATCGAAGATGTAATAGATAACGTATCGTCTATAACAACAGGGACAAAAGCTTCTCCTTGTGAAGCTGTAATTTCAAAACTTGTAGGTGTAATTATTTGATCAGGTATGTCAACTGACCCAATACTAGACGTAATAGATAAACCTGTTGGAAGAGCAATAGCATCTTTAAGTTCACCCCATTCACCATCACCCCAGGCTTGTGCACCCCAACCTACTTTTAAAGTTGTGGCTTCGTTCCAATTAGCCTGATTCCAGGTTAACCGGCCCCATCCTGAAGATACCGACATGGTCGGCCTCCTATGCTAGTCTAATGATTGCTGCTGTAGCGTCGTTTGTAGGAAATTCTATTTTAAAAGTTCCATTACTTGCTGTTTTGTCTCCACCGAATGCAATTGCACAAACAGCATCAGTAGTAGATGAGCCACCATTTGTTGTTGTGTTATAAATTAATGCACCGTTTGCAGTGAAAGAAGCTGATGTATAAGTTACATCAGAGAAATCTGTAAATGCAGTTGTACCAGTTAAACCAACTCCAGTATTAGTTAGAGTTGCTCCACCTGCTGTATATGCAGTTCCTGATGTGTTTGTAATTTCCTCTGATGTTGAATAGTCTGTTGTAGAAGCACCTAAAGTTGCATCACTATCAAACAATGCAATTTTAAAAGTGTGACCACCTGATGATTCAAAACTGTGTTTACCTTGTAAAAGTTCTTGTTTAAAACTTGAACATATTGCCGATGTTATTGCCATAATTTAATCTCCTACGGGTTTGCTGATTTAATTGGTATACGAACAGCACCATCTGTATAGTCATCTCTTCGTCTTCTACCAACTTGTTCGTTAGCAAACTTCTGTATCTCTTGTTTATATTTATTTTCGTATAATGTCAACATATCGATTGGACCTTTTAAATAACCATATGCTTCCGATAAACAACAATATAAAAGCCCATTCGAAAAATTCATACTAATATAATTGGTGTCATCATTCTCTAAAAGATCTGGCATTTTATTAAAATGCACCCTAAATCTATAAGTTGTATTAGGAACTGGAGCAAAAGCTATACGTCCAGATGTTGTATCAGACTCTCCTGTACCACCACCAAACATAGCATAATATTTAGGTTGACCTTGAGCTGCTGATGTACCTGTTACATCTTGATACTCTTGTAAGTATGTATAATCTTTTTTCTCCAACCATCTATTAGCTCCTGTAGTTTCTGACCCCGCAGTATCATATACTTGTATACCTCTTATAAATAATGCTCCTGCTGGAGCGTTAATAGATTCTTGTCCAGCAACTAAATTACCTAATTGTTGTTTTCTATCTGCATCAATAGGTACATCTCTAAAAATTCTATATTGTGCATTTAAGATTATGTTTTCTAAAACAGCGTCTGTTAAAACATTAGAATCTGTTTCAGTATAACTTCTAATTTGTGTTTTTAATCCTGATGCACTTAATCCAGCCATTATCTTCTTATCTCCCTACAAATTAAACAACTAATCGTATAACTAGTGTGTTGCCAACACATTTGTTTTTTTAAAAGTCTATACCAAAAAATTTTTATTTTATTAATCATGCTTCTAAAGTTACTGGTCCTGCGGACACAGTAGGTCCTCCTCCTTCTTCTGTTATACTCGCTGTTGTTCCTAAACTAAAAGTATATTTATTTGTTGTTGTAACTGTTATACTAAATCCAGATGAATTTTCATAGGTAGAAAAAGGCACTCCTCCCGGACTTCCTTGAACATTTCTAAATCTAACTGTGTTACCACTTGATCTTCCGTGATTGTTTTCAGTAACAGTAATTGTTTGAGATGATGCTGTAGTTGAAAAAGGATTATTTCCTAACATCGCTGCAACTGATGGTTCTATTCTATCTGGTCTAACATTACGTAAAGATATAGAATCACCATTCATAGGTTTTGGTTCTAATTGTGGTTGTTTAGGTTCAAACTCAGATACATGAACAAAAGCACCATTCCATTCTCTAACCATTTCTCTGTATGGAAATTCCATACCTGATCTATCAGATATTGC